CGACATCGGCGACCTGATCTACATCCACGACACCGGCGCCCACGGCTCCGCCATGGGCTACAACTACAACGGCAAGCTCCGCAGCGCCGAGGTCCTGCTCTGCGAGGACGGCTCTCACCGCCTCATCCGCCGCGCCGAGACCCCCCGCGACTACTTTGCAACGCTGGACTTCCTGCCCGCCATGAAGCCCCTGTTCGAGGGCTACGACGACTGAGTCCCCCTGAAAACCTGCGAGGTGTGATATGTTTTTTGGATTCCAGCTTACCTGCGGCCTGATGATGGTCTTTTACGGCTACTCGGTGATGAAGAATCCCCGTGTGTGGGGAGATCAGGGCCGTCAGGCAGTCAAGGCGGAGAATTTCCCGGAATACTGCCGCCAGAACGGCCTGTTCTTCCTGAAGGCGGGCCTGATCATGGCGCTCATCGGCGCGCTGGACGCGCTGGTGAGCCTTTCCGGCGCGCTCTACGTCCTGCTGTATCTGTTCGGGCTGGCGTTCTCGTTCTATCCGCTGGTCAAATGGTGCCGCGAGAACGAGGGCTTCTCCTGGCCCTGGCCCCATGTGGAAAGCGAGAAGAAGCGGATCAAAAAGCTGCGCAGGGAGCAGGAACAGGAGCAGCAGGGCGGCTCTGAGAAAAAATAAGAGAGAACCGGAACGCGGCGCTCTCCCTGAAGAAGGGAGGGCGCTGCTTTTGTCTGCTGAAGTTTCGACCCTTGACAGCCGGAGCCGCAGAACCTATAATGAAACCACGATGACCCCTCTTGAAACACATTTGGAGGTACAAAACCATGATCAACTATCCCAAGAATTATGCTCCTCTGGCTGAAGAGGAAATGGAGTACACCAGCGGCGGCCTGTCCATCAACTGGATGGCACTGGGCTCCACCGTTATGGGCCTGGCCACCAGTATGCTGGCCTACCTGAATGTCTCCAACATTGCCGGTGTGGCGGTCCAGCTGCAGAAGAAGGACCCCGAGAAGTACCCTGAGCCGGAAGGCACCATCAACGGCAACCTCATCATCGATTCCACCCTGACCTACTTCTCCAGCGTGGCCGGCATCGGCATGGGCCTGCTGAACATCGCTGCGGGCGTGGGCACCGTCTATCTGGGCATGAAGTCCGGTTCTTAAAAATTAGCACTGGACATTTGAGCCAAAACGTGGTATAATTCATCCTGCATTCGCGGGCATCGTACATCGGCTAGTATATCAGCCTTCCAAGCTGAGGAGGTGGGTTCGATTCCCATTGCCCGCTCCATGCAGAAAAGGCGCTGATTCGTTCAGAATCGGCGCTTTTTGTTTTGCCTGTAACCCACTTTGTAACCCACTTGACAATGGCAACCTGATCCGCTATACTGAATATAGGATAAAACCACTATTTAATGGAGGCGGCGGCGTGCAGGAATACGAGATCGAATTTTATGACAAAGCCGATGGCTCCGAACCGGCGAAAGAGTTTATTCTGGCTCTGGATGCGAAAATGCGGGCCAAGATCGTGCGCACGGTCGGGCTTCTCCGGGAGGAAGGGCCTTCACTGCGGGAGCCGTACTCCAAGCATCTGGAGGATGGCATTTTTGAGATCCGCACTAAGTTCGGCTCCGACATTACCCGTGTGCTGTACTTTTTTGTGATCGGCAGAAGGATCATCCTTACGAACGGCTTTGTCAAAAAGACGCAGAAGACACCTGCTTCCGAGATCGCACTTGCAAAGCAGTACCGTGCCGATTATCTCAGCCGAAAGGAGTGCTCCAAATGACCAATTTCAATGATTTTCTCAACGAACAGATGAAAGACCCTGAGTTTAAGGCAGAGTGGGATGCCCTTGACCCCGAATTTGCTGTGATCGAGGCGATCCTTGCCGCCCGGAAGAAAAGCGGACTGACCCAGCAGCAGCTTTCCGAGCGCACCGGCATTGCCCAGACAGACATCAGCAAGCTGGAGCGCGGCAACGGAAATCCTTCGCTTCGCACCCTGCAGCGGCTGGCTGCCGGTATGGGGATGCGGGTCAAGATCGAATTTGTTCCGGCAAAGTGAACCTCCAAGCAGATGGCCTGCGGGCTGTCTGCTTTTTTGATGGGGAGAGCTTGTTCACTTTTCCTGTTTACTTTGAAGCGATTTTATAGTAAAATAAGATGAATAAATCGAAATATACGAATAAACAACATATATACGCTATAATTTTATTGAATTTATCCAACAAAAACCTGTTTTGACACCAATTTGACACCAATTACACTCTCAAGTCCGATTTTGAGTCTTAATCAACAGAGCCCTGATGTGACAATCCAGCGACTCTCTAGTCGAAGCATTAAAATTGAAAACCGTATTTGAACCGATGTGCCAAGCGACGCATCATCACAAGGCGTAGGGCGACCTGCGCCTTTTTTATTTGTCATGGCGTTCGCTATGTGATATAATGGAGTTAAAGAAAACCGAATGGAGGCCGCAACCATGGAGGAATTTCAAACCATCCCTACTAAGGAACTTCAAGAGCTCGTCGATCGTCTACTCAAAAAAGCGAAGGCGGCACACGAGAAGTATAACAAGGCCACAGAAGAATACAATCAGCTCATGGATAGGTATTATGACTGTGGAGATATCATCGAAGAGTTCAAGAAGCGCAAAGGCTATGACAGCAAAACGAATGAATTCCCGGTATCTATGTGGCTTGATAAACATCGTAGTGACCCCGATACAACACAAGAAGAGAAGGATGCTATCGAGGACATCCGAATCATAAGAAGAATTAAATTGCGTGACGCTGATCAAACTCGTGCTGTGGCCCGTGCAACTTGGGAGGCTTATCTGGACGCTGCAGAACTTGCAGATTACTTCCCCAACTACAATATCAGTTCAAAGGCATGGTAATATTATGAAACAAGATATCTATCTCCCTCTTAAAATGCTCAGAGCTCTCACTACTCAATATCCTATCGTGTGGAAAGAGATGGAAGAGTTCCATGATATGAATGGTACTGCAAGCTCTGTATCATGGCCTGAGTGGTGTTATGCTCCAATCGAAGCCGCACTGACTGTTGTATCGGATGGGCATGACCTTAGCCGTCTGTCGATGAATGAAGTGAGCGCTGTTGTGACATGTGCGCAGCTCGTTTCTGTTTTGGCACCGTGGAGACTCAGTAAAGAAGTCTATGTTATCAACGAAGATATAAAAGACCTTCTCTTTGAACAAAAGGATGACATCGATATCCCTGTTGATATTTTGATGCATCTCCCGTATCAGTGTTTTTATGTTGAGTTGCCCAATACTTATTTCGACAATGAAAAGATTCACGGTTTCTTCGTGTCTCTTGATTATAATGTTAAGCTGCATGAGCGTGATTTGAAGTTGACGTTCCTTTCCGAGAATGGGGATTCGTTCACTTATCCCATCGACCTTGATGCCGGAACCATTGAAAACAGTATCAAAAAGTTAAATGAACAGCTCGCTGAACACGCCAAAGGAAATAAAAAGCTAGAAAAGTATGCAGAGGCAGACCCCGCAAAAGATGAAGAGACGATCACGTTTATTAAACAAGTCATGCAGGTCGTCCTTTATATTTTGGCACAGAACGCAGAGATTGCCCCAGATGAAGAACAGGCAACTGTAACAAAGCGCGGCAAAGTAATCAAAGATAAATATTCTGAGATTCGTAAATGGGATGTTGGCGAAAGAATCGGCGCATCCATCCGTCAACAGAAAACGAAGGCATCTGATAGCGACTCTGAACCCACTACTCACAACTCACCGCGCCCTCACATGCGTCGTGGTCACTGGCATCATTTCTGGACAGGTCCCAAGAACGAGCCTGAGAATAGACTGTTGGTTTTAAGGTGGTTGTCGCCAATGGTGATTGCCGCTGATTTGGAAATAGAGGATGCTCCAGTTGTATTTCATAAGGTGGAACAATGAACAATCCAAAAATACTTGACCTTGCACTCGCGTTTATATTTCATAGACACCCGGCGGCTAATAAGGCTCAAGCGATTCGTAATCTGTCGGACGATGAGTTAGCAGCGCTTTTGTATGAAATAGTTGCACAACAAGATAATTGCCCTCGCACAATCAATGGTTGGAAAGAGTGGCTATCTGAATCGATAAAATAATCAAAGCTAAAAAATGGGGTACTGGTCCAATTAAGGATCAATACCCCATCTGTTTTTTATTCTGTTATCGAGTCAAGAACCGAATTTATAATATCAAGACTTATCTGTCCTGGAGCGCTAGAATCTCCAGCGCTTGCGAATGTCATAGCGGAGCCAAATACTTCACCACACAATCTGCTGGAAACCCCAAGTTTACCCATGCTAATTGTAATAATAGGAGTGTTAGGATGTTTATTTCTCATTTCTACCGTAGCAGACAATAGAGTCAACACATCCGTGTTATCGTGCGGCATGACCGCCACTTTTGGCAAATCAGCTCCGACCTGTTGCATTTTCACCATACGTGATACTAGCTCACTTTTGTCGGGCGTCTTTTGAAAATCGTGGCTTGAACATACAACCACAGTCCCTGAAGAATGCGCATTATCTATCAGCTCACTAATGTTGTTTCCAGCCGTAAAGAACTCTGTATCAATAAGGTCTGCACAATCGGTATCTATTACCGTGTTGATGAAATCCAAATACTCAGAATGCGACAAAGAGACCTCTCCACCCTCATCTTTAGTGCGGAACGTCACCAGCAAGAGCTTATCCTTCAGCGCTACACGAAGCTTTTGCAAGCAAGATACCACAGAACGAGTATCATTACACTGCTCAAACCAATCAACACGCCACTCAACACAATCTGTACGGAGCTTTGAAAACTCAAATGCGCGTTCTAAGATCTTTGATTTAGTTGTTTCCACGATTGGAATTATGACTTTTGGTCTACCTTCCCCGATATTACATCCACGTACAATAATAGACATAGCGCACCTCCACACATAATAGATACACTATATCCTATACACATTTAGATGTCAACAACCAAATCAAAACGAACCCCAAGTAGCAGGCCCACAGATGCCATCTGCAGCCAGCCCGTGTCCTTTCTGATACTCAATCAGCTTCGCCTTGGTATTCGCGCCAAAGATGCCGTCAGCCTTAACACCAAGATGCCGTTGTAGTACAGTTACAGCATAGGAAGCGCCGTTCATAGCGTCTTTCGCCCCCTGTCTGATCGTCGGCATGAGATTAGCTGCGCTGATATATTTCGTACCAGTTTTGCTGATCCAGCGGCTGCGTGTAGTGCGCACATCAACATGAACAAAGCCACTCGTAAGCACAGCGCGACTGTAATATCCAATGCCACCACTCTTAGCAAAGTAGGGCAGGGAAGACACATACAGCGCAATCTGAATCGGGTCAACACCCTTGATCCAGATATCAGCGGCAGTGCCTTTACAATGCTGGCTCTTAGGGCTTCCACCAATGGAAATATTATAAGCAGGAGTTCGATAACCGGAGCTGATGTGGACAGGAGCGCCAAAGTGAGCGCGAATCTGTTCCAGCACTTCAATCAGCTGGCTATCGATCAGAACTGTATCACTCTTATCGGAGCAGGCGAACTCATAGACGGAAAAATGAGCTGACACCTTTTTATTCCAGTCCTTCTTCATAGAGTATGTAATAATACCCATTTCATCACACCTTCAATTCTTTTTGAACTCGTCCTTGATTTTATCGTTCTGGATGTCCATCTCTTTGACGGCGGCCTCAATCATTGTCTCAATGGTCGGAGTGATCTTCACACCCAGACGTTCCAGAGCCTCCATAACGTATTTCTTCTTGTCGGCCTTTTCGATAGCTCCGGTTGCGCCCAGCTTCTCTGCAGCACGAACAGCAATCTGTACCAGCTTGTACACACCGATCTTCTTCAGATATGGGATACCATAGGCCATAAAGACAGTACCAGCGCCAGCAATAACCAGGCGGACGATAACGGAAACCAGCTCATTGATAATATCCATCATAATAAACCTCCAAAATAAAAAAAGCCCAGGACACGCAGTCTCGGGTTAGTTCATAGTATTCTTTGTGTTCTGACCATCGATCAAATAGTTTTCCAGTGCAGCCTTGGCCTCCTTCATTGGCTCGATCGCATTGCCGTCGATACCGTGACTGAGGAGTGCAAGCAGAGCCTTCATGGTGACATTGTTGCCCTGCTCACTGTGGCCGATACGCTGTTCTGCTTCGAGGATCTTGCGGTCATGTACTTCCAGCGTGATGCTGTTTTCTTTCTGGTGCTCTTCTAAGGAGACCAGCTTAGATTGAAACAGGTCGAGCCTGTCTTTATCTGCACTCAGCTTTCTGTTGACTTTCTCAAGCTCTGCATCGTGGGCGCTCAGTCGCTCGTTCTGCTTGTTGTCAGGGGCTTTCGCATGATTGATTGCCTTGATGATAACAGAGATAGCGGCTGAAATAGCAGTAATACCACCACAGATACTCAGAACCATGGTCTACAGCTGCTGTATGGTAAAAGAATAGACGTGAGGTGCGGCATTCAAATTTCCTATCATGTTTTCTCACCACCATTCATACCACTGTCTGTGTTTTTGGCCTTCAGTGTTTCATTGATCTCGGTCAGCTGTGTAACAATAGCGTTCAGTGCTGTCACGATTTCTTTGCCTGTCTCGTCTAATAAAAACGGCTTTAAGATTTCCTGCACCATAATTCCTCCTTTCAATTGACAAAATTCTATCAACGGGATATAGTGAGAGCAGTACAAGCCCTCCATCGGGCTAGTACAACCTCATTTCTATGAGTTGTTGTGTGAGTTAGAGTCTCTGTGATGTAGCCATCGTCACAGAGGCTCTTTCTCTTTATGTATGTTTTCCGCCATCACATACAGCATTCCAGTGATAATGCGGTCGCTCTTCATGGAATAGAATGTGACGCAGCCAATCATCAACAAAAATACAGAGCAGCGCAAGGAAAAACCATAGCACTGTAAATGGCAGGCAGATTTGGCCCAGCAGATTAAACGGCAGGGAAGAGTAGTCCCAGATATGCAGGCCAAGCATCAAATTCAGCGGGATGCCTACCACAAGTTCCATGGCGGTCACAAAAAGTGCTCCAATACCAGCTTGCTTCCAGAGCGGCATTTCCTAGGGAATATAGTTGTTCAGTCCGCCAATTACAATAAAACAGATGCCACCAACAATGGCCATCGTCCAATGAGAGCGCCCGCGCCACAGAATTTCGATGCAATAATAAAGGCACCCTCCAATCAAAAAGAGGATGCCGCATTTAATTAGTTCACGAAATTTGTTGCTCATTCGGACACATCCTTATCTGCGTGAAAATCCAGATATTCTGCCAGTACAGCATCATAACTGATTTCAATAGCGTCTACTTCTGCGGTTGTCGTACATGCCTTGATGTCAACCTCCAATTCCTGCTGATGAGATACGAAGGGCTTCACATACACACCAATCGCCAGTGCCAAAGCGGCTAGATCATCATAAGTCCACTCTACACATTCATCACCGGTAGAATTCCATGTCAGTTTAAAAGGCTGCCCGGCGGCTGTAGAGATCTGATATAGGGAAAGGTTGCTTGTAAGAAGAGCTTGCTTCTCGCTGGTAACACTGTAATACTTGCCATCTGTCCACTGGATAGGATGCAGAGACAGGAAGGTGGAGAGAGCAATTTTTGACTGGGATATTTTACTTGTTTTGAGAGATTCAAGCTTCATATCCTCTGAAGGAACTGGTTCGTGCTGTTGTACTTCATAACAGTCGTCTAAATCAGCAATCATCCAGTAGTAATCACCAGACACCGCAGTCTCGTTATGTTTTGTTACAGCGGCAACAACAACACTATACACGTCACATTCTGCTTGTGTTTCAACGGGCTTCTTTACCTGATAGCCAATTACAACATCTTCAATAGATGGAAGAATAGGGGTTTCTTCAACTGGCTCGCTAGGGGTTTCGCTTGGTGCTTCTGTCTCCTCATTCTTTTCGATTTCTTTCATTTCATCCATATATATCACCTCTTACTTCCATCGTCCAATTGCAATATATTCCATCGTATTATTTTCACTTCGCAGAGTAACACCAGTGGTTGATTTACCGCCAATTGCATAGTTTTCCCAGCTGCTACTTTTCCATTCACTCATACCAATGCGATAATCTGTGTTGGCAAAAGCTGCGCCAAAACTAGAAAATGAGTTATTGCCACATGAACCCTAACATATCTGGGTCCCGTCACCAAAACGAACATAATTCTAGCCAGAGGCGGAAACGCCATTGGTAGCGATGGTAGCGTTCCCGTCTATATTCGCTGTAATAGTAGAACGATTTATACTTACACCTGGATAAGATGTTGTAGGGGAAACGCTTTGCTCACTGTTAGTGTATGTGCTGGTTTTAACAGTCCAGTTAGCATCCCAATCTGCATAAAGTCTATATTGACCACCACCACGTAGCCAGAAAACTGCAACAGAACCATTTCCCATCTGGCTATATCCTGCTGGATTTGCATTTGATGTTGTCCAACTGTAAAAATTATTAAGACAAATAGAATTGCCTGATGTCGTACCCCAACCATATGCAGTGACCAACAAGTCAAGATTTACAGTAAATCCACCGCCATGGGTACTCCAAGATGGTTTTGAGCCGCTATTTAGTTGGACGTTGCATTTGATATGATGCAGTCCACTATATGGAATACTGTTCATACTGACAACCGGATACCATGTGTTTTGGTCGAGGCTCGTTAAACTTACCCACTGTGCTTTATCAAATAGTGTTTGAGAAGCAAAATTTGCAGTGCCATTTAGATTTGCTGTAATTGTAGCAGGTTGTCCTGCTGCTTTAATAACGTCTAACGTACCATCGTCATAAGATACCATACGAACATTGTAATCCGTATCTCTATCATCCGTAGAATGAAAGTCAAGATATTTGCCCGTTTCCATAACACCAGCATCGTCAATTCGAGGAATCGCATTCTAATAATTTGCGCTCCCATACATACTAAGATCGTATCCATTTAACTTCATCGCATTCAGCGCATCACCACCCGGTTCAGTAGAACCAGCGTAATTGTGTGTATGTCCAACAGCAGCATACAACGTATCTGTCTTCGCTTTGATCTAGTTCCATAAAGCAGCCAGTGGTCTACGGGTGTACTTCGTAGTCGCACTGCCATCACCACTTGTAACTGTAGCGCCAACCATAACAGTATCAGCGTCTTCAACAGCGTCAGCACTCGTCTCCAGTGTATCTACCAATTCGCCCAGGTCATGCGTATGATCGGCAGGGGAGACACCCTCTGCGGCCAACTCTTCACTTGTCATTTTATCTGCTGTTGCCACATGGCCTGTATTATCAACACTGATACGATATAGTCCAGCCTGTTTTGCTTCGTATACCGGGTGAGTATAATTGTTAGCTCCGGCTTCAATACCATCCAGCTTTGCCTTATCAGCCGAGCTCATCAAACCGTTGTTTTCAGTAGTAGCTGGCTTTGGATCGCTTAGACCAGCAAGTTTCTTTTTTTCTTCTGTTGTATAGTCGTTGCTGGACAGGCCGAATCCTTCGATTTTATCTACCTTTGTTCCAAGCATAGCCTCGATCGTTTTCCAGAGGTGAACCGCACCCGCTCTGTCTAGCCAACTTTTCTTTTCGTCATTCATCGATATGTGATCGCCTCCTTATAAAATATTTTATTTGCAATACGTTGTTTATATCAGTCTGCGAAATTTGAATGTGAAGGTGGAAGCGGTATCTGCGGCCATAGAGCTTTTGATTTGAAGTCTCAAACCAACCCCTGTAGAACGGCTAGAACGAATTGTCCTAAGATAAAAATGTTGTCCATTTGTAGAATGACCAGAACAATGTAAACCTATATCATCTGCATTACCGCTGTTTGTCTCTTCAGCATACCACTGAACAACTCCACAAAATATATCTCCCCAAATATTGCAATACGGGATCGTATCGGCACAAAACTGCATAACATAAGTTCCAGATGGCAGATCAGTTGAATGGATACCAGTATCTTGCCAATCTGTTGTGATCGTAAGTGCTGAAGTCTTGAGCGTCACCACATCTGGAATTACTTCACTTGCTATCTTACTCTTAATCCAGCTCCACAATGCGCTCAATGGCTTACGGTGATACCCGGCGGCACTCGTGTTCATCACAACTTCGTCAGAATCTGTGGGGGGGTAAGAATCGTATTGAGGTTGGACGAAATGAACTCACTATCGACACCAATATTCATATTTCCTAAAGCCATAATTCATACCTCCTTTAAGCTGTAGCAATTTTCTTCCAGTCGCCCTATGAAGTTGTGCCTTGACGATAGTAAATGTTACCATTGCTAAAAGCGAATTCAAAGGAACCACCGCCTGTGTCATCGTACCAAGAAGATAAACCAATTAAAAACGCACATGAATGACCACTTGACAGCCCAATTTTGTCACTAAGCTTCAAACCACGAAAAATCAGCCGACCGTTATAGTCGTTTCTATCAACGCCATAATAATCAGACGGAGACGTATTATCATTTCGATTATCTCCTTCAGGGTAAAGGTCATTATGTATGTGAGTGGCAGGGTTAAATTCAGATGGTTTATTCTGCACTTCACTCCATTCAGGGAGCGTTTTGTTCCCGCTATTCATTTCTCCTAGCGCCATATAATCCTCCTTATAAAACGAATATTTTAGCAGCAAAAATTGCCACAATCATGCGGTGCGATACCACATATAAGCGACCAAGTAGGGCGGCAGAGAAGAGGCTGAACTAGTGTTTGAAATCAAATTATATCCGGCAGAATTGCGAGTGTCTGTTGTATAATCACTGCCAACACTTGTATTTGAAACCATCGCATTAGAATCACCTGTATTTGTACCTTCGACAGTGCCTGCGATACTAGTTCCAGAATATTTTAATCCACGTAAAACCTCATTATCTCTGCCCATGAATCCACCATAAAACAAGTTATATCGCAAACCCCAATTATGTTCATGTGTCGTCTCGCCACCCGTCGCTCCAGCTGTGTAGCTATCTCCAGCTGCTAAAATAAATCTATCTTTGATTCTTTCCTATGTTCCACCAAACAATATACTTGGTTCAGTAGAATTAAAGCTCATATAAATCGAGCCAATAGGGTAGGCTTCTAACCCCCCCCTGCGATATTTAAGTCCCCGATTGCCATATTTCGTAATCCTCCTTTTATAATGTGATTATGCGGTGCGAAGCCAGGTGTAAACGGCATAATATGGCGGCATGTTGTTATGAGGCAAATCAGAGCCAAAAGACATTTTCACTTGTCGAGCAGTGCCATCTTCATCTCTTTTATTGTTCGGGTAGAAAGCGCCAATAGACATTTGACTAAGTTTAAATGCGCCACTTGCTCCGTTTACAATGCCTTGGGAATTTCCGGCTGATTGAAATTCAAAATTACCAGTTATATTTGGTAACTCACTTTCTGTTAATTTATGTGTCGCTTCGCCACCAGTACTCTTCACAGGATAGGTATTACTTGCAGCAATCAGCATACGATCTTCAATTTTCTGCCACTCTCCACCAAATAACTCAGCGGGGCTTGTGGGTTCTACACTTTGATAAATACTTCCAACAGGGTGGTCGAGCAGTTTCTGTTCTTCTTTGGCTACCTTGATTGCCGCTGCTATCTTATTATCAACTTGTGCCTTGGTATATCCCTCAACAACTGTACCACTGCCGCTATCTGTTTGTCCGCCACCTTGCACGATATAATACTGAGCTGTAATCGCAGTCGTTGGAACTGATACAGCTCTCAGACGCACATATCCATCAAAGGTCTCAGGGTTTGCAAATTGAGCATAAGAGGCAACCTTTGCACTAGCCGGTGTCACGCTGATAGAAATAACATCCTTTGAGGTGATCCCGTCGATGTCGAGGTCAATATACTTTGAATATCGATCCACTGTGTCGTCAATAAGCTAACTTGTAGTCGGAATAGTCAGTGTGTGGATATTGATCGTATTTGCCTTTACCTTCAGCTTTTCGTCGATCTCATTCTGCTGGTAGTACCGCTCGTCATGGGTGTGACTATCATCGCTTTTCTTTGAGAGCTTTACATTGATTTCGTCTTCTGTATAATAGCGGTCATCGTGGTTGTGTTCTGCATTTGCTTTCCCCGTCAGAGCATCACCAACAGCTTTGGCATCAGCGGCGAAATTCTCTTTTGTCATAGTCTTGTCCACAGCAACAGAATCCAGCTTCAACTTGTCCAGCTCGGTGCGTACATTGGTCAGCCCAGCATCAGCCGATTTTGCGATATTTAACGCCTCAGAGATCCTTGTACCAGTTACCTTAGCATCAGCAGCACGTCCAGATACAGTCAGTGTCGCATCCACCACAACCTGCGGCGTAGGCAGGGGATTGCCGCTATCATCGACCATACCGCCAGTGATCGCATCGATCTCTTCATTCGTCAGTGCAGCCAGCAGTTCATCCGGGTGCGGGGTATCAATCGTGATATCGCCCGTCTCTCCAGTTGTCACTGTGGTCACACCACCGCCAGCGATTTTGATTTTATCCTGCGCTGTACCGTTCAGGATTAGATTGATATTAACTTCGCCATTGACCGCATTTTTGTCTGCTTCCAGTGTGAATTTTGATGGGTTCAAAAGAATCCAGTCATCGCCACTATAAACATACAAGCTGTCTGGACGCAGGTAGTAAATCTTATTAGACAAAGGAGCCAGCGGAAGCGAGCTTACGATCTCCAAGTCTTTGCTGATTTGAATTCGTCTTGTGCCGATATCTCGATAAGTGCTTCCAGTATCAGTACATACGATCAGTTGGCCGTCAATCACAGGAGCTTGATCCAGCTGAGACTGTGCGACCTCGCGTAATGATAAATTTGCCATACTCAACTCCTTTGCTTAATAAGATTCACCACACAGCGTCATTGCCATGTGGTGAAACAAATCAATTAGCCATCAATGGATTTCCAGGTGATAGCGCCTTCCAGCACCTGTACACGGCCATCCATGGTGGTGTTCAGACCATCTGCATATGTCTTAGCGGCAGCCAGAGCGTTGTCGGCCTTAGTGGTTGCATCAGCAGCGGCAGTAGAGATTGCCTCAGCCTTCGCAGCAGCCAGCTCGTCCTGAGTGGGTTTTGCATTCCATGCCTTGCGCTCGTCAGCAGTGATATGCTTTACAGTATCATTAGTGTGTTCAGTCAGCTTATCATCAACAACCTTGATCTTCTCGTCTGCCTCAGCCTTGGTATAAGCGTCTGGCACTGCAACATACAGACCATCCTCCTCAACGGTGATGCTGTTATTGCCTTTGGTGGACACACGCACATTGACCGAGATCTTGTTATCACTAGAAACACTAACCTCAGCAGTAGAAGTAGCCACACCAACATAGATATCGATCAGAGCGCCAACAGGGATCTTCACGACCTCGCCAGTGGTGATAGTCAGCTCGATCTCATGTGTCTTTGTGTTGTAAGTACCGGTCTTCACAACCAAATCCTTACCCAGATTGATCACCAGCTCATCGCCGCCAAACACAGGCAGCTTGATGGTGCGGGTTTCAGCATCGTATGTTGGATTATGGGTTAGGCCACTCATCACGGTGGGAACAGGTGCACCGTTCTTTGCCACACTCAGAGTGCCGGTAGCGGGGGAGTAGGTGACATCCGTAACAAATAGACCTTCCTTGCCCTCGGTTGCGGCGATTTTTGCATTCACATAGTCGGCCACAGCCTTGGTGGTGGGCAGATTGTCGTCGCTTGCATCCGCATTGGGAATCTCAGTCACAATGGGGCGATTCAGCTGTACGAACTCAGTGCCATTCCAGATGTGGAAGGTATAGTCAGTCATACGGATATACAGCAGACCCTGAATCTGGCCGCTTGCAGGCAGAACACTCACCAGCTTGCAGCTCTTGGTGTACTCATCTGTACCCTTGAAAATTTGACGTGTGTCTGTAATAAAGTATAGAGTATTTGCGTCCTTGGTTTCCAACTTGTCATAACTAGCTTTTGAACCATAACCAAAACTTACATTTGCCATTTTTTTGCCTCTCTTTCTTAAAACTCTTGCCAAACAAAATTTGTCGGCTCAACGTAAAAAGGTTCAATAGAAAAAAGCCCCGTGGCTTCGCTTTGTTGAACGATCCACGGAGCATATTTACCATTTTCGTCTTTCACCATAACGGTTTGACCTGCATAAGTGTCTTCCGTCTCATTTAATTGCTCGTTTGCTTCAGTAACGCTGGCGAAACAACGATTGCGAGGACGAATCTTTTGAACGGATAGGTCATCGCGCACATACATGAACTCCGAGGAATCCTTTGTGATGATCATATCCCTGCCGTCCAACATTCCCAGTGCAATCGCAGCCTCCACATCTTCGGCGTTACCATATCCAAGCTTTGAATATTTAGCCTGTGCCATCTTTGCCTCCTTATAAAAGAAGCGGATGGCTTAGAACGGAACCACCCGCAAACTACCGTCTTCAGTTTCGACGCTCTCCTGAGTAATCTTGACCGCACTACCGATGGGCTTACCGTTGGCCAGCAGCTGCAGGGTATGGTCGTCATTGTAGCTCAGGTCATCAGCCTTACCATCCAGGATAGCGTTGTTACGATCACTCAGTGCCTTGATTTGTGCATTCAGTGCGATAATGCGCTGGTCAAGTGCGCCCAGGGCCTCATCAGGAACAATGTCGCTCCAATTCTGGATAGGAACAACAGTGATTACGCCGGGGCCAACTTTGCGCACGTGCTGAACAGTCGTGCCATCTGGGTCCATTGTTACATCAACGAATGTCAGCTGAATCTGGATATCACCCGGCTCATTGGTCAGGTTGGTGTCGATAGGCAGCTTATACTCCAGCTTGTTCTTATAAAGCTCTTCTGATTTCTCCAGAATCTCTGTCTTATATCGCTTGCTGATGGGCAGAACGTACTCAAGCATCACGGTGAATTCACTCATGTCAACACCCTTATATGTAGTGTCAGCCAGAAAATGGAGAGTATCCACCTGCTTACTGCGTTCCATAATGCGTTCCCGCTTGCTTACGGTCAGTGTATTATCCTCATTGATCAAAAAGGTATACATATCACACCTCCTTCCTGATGATATACAGATACTCGTCCTTTGAGATTTTGTGTCCAGCAAACAGATTGTCCAGGAGCTTGTCCTGAATCATTCCGCCATTGTACAGCCGATGCATACTCTCAACGAACTCGCTATACTTCTTCTCGTCACTCATAGCAGCCCTCCTTGAATCAAACTCAAAGTGTAAGCATCAATAATAGCCTCAGGTGTTTTACCACCCAAGGCTTTCAGCTGCTCATATTCATACAGGTCAATTTCCTGCAGTTCCACGGTGTCATACTCTGGGCAGGGAATGAGATAATACCCATCCACATGCCAGATATGATTGCCGTCACTGCTGATAATTCCCTGTGCATCATCCTCCACGCAGTTCACCATAATGTCGTGTTTGGGCTGATACTTTACAAAGCGCAGGTGGTCAAGAGCATCGATCACCCGGCCATTTTTCAATACCTTATAGTACACTCTCAACACCTCCTTAAACGCTGAACATCAGGCGGATACCCTGTTCGTTATTTGCAGGGGTAAATCCGTAATATTCACCAGTCACAGTCACAGACCAGAAATAGCTGCCATATTGAGCATTCGGGCTTCGTGTCCAATATGCAGCGGGATTGCCATTTTCGTCATTGCAGATGCGGCTGGTATTATCAGTCATAAAGCTGATTGCCGTACCTTCGTAAATATAAGGCTCAACATTCTGAGAGGGGAACAATTCGGCCACAGAGGGCAGATAGAAATAACTATCCGCAGTTACAACTTCGCTGCTCTTATCGCCAATGGTACTGCCAACCTTGACCTGTTTGATGATCTGTTGCCAACCAATCGGAAGAGCATTCAAAATACGACCGTCAAGGAATGTACGGATATTCGCATCTGCCCAGCCGCCAGTGTTGGTGGAACCAGTATTCAGAGCCATCTTCTGACCAAGCAGTCCAGCCTGAATAAAGCTAATAGAACAACGCTTGTTGGAATTGTCGCTCAGGTAATACCGTTTAAAGCCACAAGCCTCGAAAGTGAAGTCTTCATGTGTCCATGCGGCCAACTTCCGGCAGGCAGCGTCACCCAGATCGGTATACCAGAGCTTACCCCAGTAGATTGTGCCCTTTGCGTAACGCTCGTAAGCACCGTCGTCTGCCTTAGCACAACCAAATACCAGAGTAGCATTCGTCTGTGTGGTGCGAGTACGGTTCAGCTGAATATAGCCAATCTCGGCAGCAGTGGTATTTGCCGCATAAACGTGAATACCATTTTCGCCCTTGGTATGGCGCAGAACGATCATATCACGAGAACCAAGATGTGCGCCGGATGTGGATTCAGTGCCCCATGCAACCTTGGAGCCGTTGTTGACCCAGAAGCGGAAACCATTCATGCCATTGGTCTGGAAGCACTGAGCAATCACAGAGTTTGCGGCAGAATCTTCGTCGATTCGATAGTCCAGCGCCATAACCCAGCTGCGGTCTTCAGCCAACAGAGATACGCCGGTATCGACATAATTCTTGCCAGTAAAGATCTTCGGCTCGTTGAACAAAACTTTCTCTTCCACGTCGCTAAATGTGAAGTCGTTGCCCATCTTGATGGTGATAGCGTCTTTGTCAGAAACAACACTCTGCTCCAGATTCACCTTGGTCATGGCATAGATCTCAACAGGGCGTAGGTCACTCAGCTGCTTGTCTCTGAAATAGCCGCTGACGTATTCGCATATGTCGTAAACAGCATTGATATCCTTATCGCCATTGACATAGCCGCCCTTGTCCCATCCACTGAACAAATAATACTTATAAGCAGTCTCTTCGCTGGTATAGGTCGGAGTGTCGCCATCATACAGAACCATAGAGCCATACGGAGCAGTTGTCTGCTGTAGAACAGCGCCGCGATTCATATAGCGCACCCGATACTGGCGCACTGATTCATCATACACAGCAGTAACAGTCTGATTCTCAAAGACAGGAGTGAACTCGGTGTCCCAGCCGCTGAATGTAAACACTGTGCTGATGGTACTCGGGAAGGTAGGTGTCGGGATCGGATTGTCAGAACGGGTCACAGGGTCAACTGCACGCTCACCCTTGTCGATATACTGGATATCCAGAACAGTTCCATCCTTATTCACGAACTTCCAAGCGTACTGGTTGATCATGGTGTTGTAAGTAATCTCCAAGTCAGGCCAGCGCTCTGTGTACAGCAGCTTCTCACGCTCACGGATGATAGGCACATGCACTTTGCCTTCCACAACGGAATGGTCAGTGTTGTAGCCATTTTCATCCAGACCGCTCATTGCGTACAGGCGATTCAGCAGGGAAGTATCAGCCAGTTCCCAATCAATACCGGTAATACGCACACGGTTCAGGTTGGTGCACTTGCCCAGCATATCTTTCAGATCGATAGTTGCACACTTCTCAACGGTCAGCGTAGTGATATTGGTGTAATCCTCAATTGTCAGGTCAGTCAGATAATTCAGGTTCTTTGCGGTCAAGCTGGCAATTGCAGGCAGGTGGGCGATTTTAATCTTGCCGCCGCTTGCAAAAGAGACACCGGTAATACCAGAGCCGTCAGCATAGAACTCTGTCAGGCTTGTGCATCCGGTCAGACCAATAGACTTTTTCAGGTTCGGCACGTTCTGCAGGTTCAAATGTTCCAGCAGAGTGTTATTACCAACAGCGAAGTCGGTCATGTTCGTATTCTTATAGCCGCTCACACCGGAACCAACTTTCAGCTCTGTCAGCTTAACACCATGGCTAAAGTCAACATAGCCTGGATAGAAGCCAGAGATATCACCAATGCTCTGAATAATAGAAGCGTTATAGATATAAACTTCAGTATCGTTCATTGCGGTGATGGGGCATTCAATCGTGTAGGTCTGTCCGCGCTTGCCACGCACCTTCACAGGGTTGGAGCCGTACAGAACAGAGACGTAGGTATCAGCGTAGGGTGTGATATGGAAGGTGCCATCCGGTTTTACGCCAGCCCAGTTGGTTGGAGTATAACCACGAATGGTCATATCATCGCTGGTTGCGGCAGAACCGGAATACTTAGATGCCATGTACTTTTCCTGGTAGCGCTGGAACTGCCGACGCTGATGCCGCTTGTTGCCATGCATCATGGGCAGATAGCTGGTGGTGTTGATGGTGGGATCTTCGTAGGTGCGGAAATATTTGCGCCGCATATCCATGATCCAAAGCTTTTCGGGCTTCACATCCTGATATTCCTCGAACTTTTTCAAAATACGAGTTGCACTCCATGCCAGCGCATTCTCACGGTTGCGGAACATCGCCGCTATCTCATCGGGGAACAGGTCACGCAGCTTGCACCACAGTTTGGAGTCAGCAGCGTTAAACACATTCTTTGTGCCGATAGTATCAGTGTCCTCGTAGCCATAAGTCAGAGTCAGACCACCCTCGTTATCATTGCCCATAGCGGTATCGTTATCGTAGTCAAAGCAGAAGTCCCAGTGAATCAGATCGCTGGTGTGCGGGAACACGTTCTTTGCGCGGTTATCAACCATGGTATGGCGCTCAGTAAACAGATAATGGAAAATAGCAGAATCCAGATCGAAGTGATCCTTGAAATGTGCCTTAAATTCCTCATCATCCGCATTCACTACCCAGTTCTGAGCTGTGATCCACGCCTGTTTGCCGGCCTCGATCTCTTCATCAGTGCAGGCAGGGTTGCTGTAACGGAACTCAAAGGAGTGGTCGCCGTCCCAAGTTTCCTGTGAGAAATCGCCGCTCAGGAAGCGGGTTTGCTCATCGGCGTTGTTGTCGATCTCAACGATAAATTCCTTGTGATTCTCGGGGTCCATACCCATCGTATCATTGTTCTTTTTGGAGTTACCAATGTCGCCGCAGGCATAGAAGTGCCACTGACCATCGTTAAATACGGTCGCATTGGTGGTATCGGTCTCCTGAATAAACACGACACAGGGATAGAACGCCATGGTATCACGCACTTTAGGATTATCCTTTTTTGCCTGACGCACATAGGGGTTAAATTCATTGAAATCATCCGCCAGCAGGGAGTTGTTTGCATTCTCAGAAGAAGCAACATTGACTTTGATGTTAAAATACTTCTCAGGAACGCTATTTTCGGTCAGTGCATAGGTGTCGCCGGTAGTGTCGTCACCAAAGGTAAAGCCGCCCTCGCAGTTGATATCAATGTTTCGGGCAGAATCGCCGTAGTGGTCAGAGCTGGTGCCTTGGCCCTTGTGGGAGCCGGTAGCAGTCCAGTTGTCTTCCTTGGCGCGGCCATTCTTATAGATCTGCTGGATCGTTGTGTTGGCAACCTCGTTCTTCTTGCCGGTGGTGAAAGTGGGTGCAGAGATCTTGATGATACGCAGGTCAGGACACTTCTCAGCCAGCAAGTCAGGGGTCAGTTCGCCGCTTGCGTCGGTAATATCGTTGCGCATGTAGCGAGAGACCATCTCTTCGGCGTTCTTCGCATCGGCAATAAAGTTGTCCAGAATCTCATCATCTGTCAGGTTCATGCCGTAGCTCTTCATGCGGTACACAATAACGTCACAATCGTCAGAGCCAATGGTAATGCCAACGGGAGCAGCCTGAGTAAAGCTGTCGCTGGTATCATACAGTTCAACACGGCAGGGAATACCATCACACCACAGAACCATCTCACGGAACTGCTTGTCGGGCAAAATATTAAACTCGAACTCGAGGAAATCGTCCTCACAGATGGGCAAATCAATACTGTTCTGATGGCTGGTCAGCGTAACTTTCTGAGCTTGAATACTCAGACCAACGCCGCCATTCAAGCAAGTCACGGCAGTAGCATCATAGTTGCGAACGTTCGTTGTCTTAAACACCAGCTTAAAATTCTTGCCGCTCTTCTTTGCATCGTCTGCGAAAAGCTTATAGCTGATGGTGGCGGTCGTGCCAGCCTTGACACAGAAATAAGTGTCGCCATCTTCGTCGATCTGGTAGCCACCGTTCACCCAGTCAAAGTTGTCGCTGACAGTCATCTTATTGCTGCCGGAGCTCCACAGGCGGTTCACATCTGCGTTGCTGCGGCCAGCGGGGTTAAAGTCCAGCATCAGGCCGGTCTTAACGGGCTCAATGGTAATGCCCAGGTCTTCGATCTTTGCGGTGATGCTCTTGATGGTAGCGCCACAAGTAATGGTCAGAGTGTGGGTGCCAATATCAGGAGATTTAAAGCTCCAAGTCTGAGCAGTACGACCAACAGTCAGTGTAGAAGTCTTAATGCCGTCAACTTCAAGCGTAATGCTTGCAGTAGAAGAGGCCGGGTTATAGACAGTGTAAACAATGCCGGTGGTACTATACTGTTTTGCGGTGAACTCCTTTGTGGCGCAGCTGATGATCGGTGTGTTATTGCCTTCCTCTGCCCACATGATATCTTTATAAATGGTGTTACTGGTCACAGCTTTGCCATTGATATTTGCAGTCATGGTCACTTCCAGCAGGTGAGCGCCGTGTTTCTGTGCCGGAATCGCATAGGTCATCTGTCTGCCGGTAACCGCAGTTGTAACACTACCAAGCTTTTTGCCATCCAGAGTAAAGGAAACGTCCTTATTGATATTTCCGTATGGAGTAAAGCGGAAAGTAACCTCACCACTATAAACCAGAGAATCATCGAAGATACTCTCCAGATAAAACTCGACAATATTGATATTCCAAGTCTTTGAACCCATGCTGCCAACGGAGTCAGTGACCTGCAATTTGATCTTGTTGTCGCCATTGTGCAGATACTGAGTGATATCAAAGCTGTTCTTGCCCTGGTAAACAGTCGAAGTTGCGACCTTTGTGTTGCCAACGTACCATACGCCGGTAGCATCACCCGTATCTTCGCCAGAGTTATCCACAGAAGTAAAGTTGAACTCGACAGTTGCGATGTCGCCCTTAACAACAGCGATAGAAGACTCGCCAATACGCTCAATGGTGATCGTAGAGGTGCTGCCACCGCCACCACCGCCACCTTCAATGATAACAGTGGTCTTGACCGTGCCGTTCTCTAACAGGTTCAGCTTGGAATCTTCATAAGTGATATCGTACTCGCGGCCAGAATTCTCATCGGGCTTAAAGTCCTTCAGTGTCTCCTGAATCTTAGCGATATCCGCATTTGCCAGATCAACAGAAGTCTGAATGCCGCCCACCGTATTCTTCAGGCCGCTCACGTCGCTGGAGAGCACGTCAACGGTCGTCTTGTCTGCTTTCTTGTCAAGCAGCGCGTCAGTAGCTTCCTTATTATAATAGGAAGACTTCAAGGTCTCCGGCAGGTCGCCAACACTGTCCTTCAGCTCTTGCACGGCGGCATCATTTGCGGTCTTATATTCAGTCAGCTCAGTCTGAACAGGGGTTACGGCAGTGGTGATTTTATTATCCACAATGCCGTTGTACATACTCACCCACTCAGCAGAGGGATCGGTATTCAACTTGATCTTTGTGATCTCGTCAGCGCCGTTCAGGAATGTCAAGGTACGGGTGTCGTTATCATACTGCACATTAAAGTTCGCCAGACCATCAACAGCAGCAATCTCGCCGCGCAGCATCGTAACAAAGCCGTCAACCTCGTCCTTCTTATAGAACTGCGCCAGCTTTTCGTCCACGCTTGCAACTGCATTCTTTGCGTCCTGTGCGCTCTTCTCGGCGGCGGATGCAGCAACCTGTGCTTCGCCAACCTTCTGACTCATTGTTGCCAGGAACTGGGTATACCAGTCATTTCCGGTCGGGTCAACCATCTGCTTGCCAGTCAGCGATTTCAGCACATTCAGTCGACCATTCGGGCGGGTGCGCCACAGATAGCTCTTGGTGGTGCTTGTATTCGGAACATTCACAGCACCGGATGCCATGATCTCAAACTGCAGTTCGCCCTCTTTTGCGGTAGCGTCATTTGCCACCAGCCAGTAGAAGCGGATTTTGGTGTTGCTGTAGCTCACGTTGATAGGGGAGGCGTAATTCTCCTCTCTGTCCGCATTCAGGTAGTGGATCTGAATCGTCATCTGAAGCAGGTCGATACCATCGTAGTAACGCGGCATTTCAAACGGAATAACCTGAGAGTTGGATTCCTGTGTGATATTGATCTGATTGGCATCCAGCTGAATGTCTTTGTTTTTGTCGATGTAAGACCACTGGTCATCAGAGTAATCAGCAAACCAAATATAATTGCCACTACGCTCAAATGTCTCTTCTCCGTTGTCATCATACACGGCAATTTGCTCTTCGTCATTTAATTCCAGAGTTGCGACATCTATATCATCAACAGAAACATTTGCGGGGCTTGCGGCTTTTTTCGCAGCTAACCGCTTAGATTCTCCAAAAGATAGTGCCATTTGCTCACTCCTCTCTTATTGTTCATCTGCCGTAGTGGCAGTTAATTCGGGGAAATATTTATCAAACAAATTGTCCTGATAGAACGTATATTTGTTGTTTACGATATAAGTGTAATAGGGGTAATAGCGGCTCAAAGAAAGCGACATCGTGCCTTCGCCCAGATTCATAGAGATGCTCTTGATGATCCAATCCACAGGGGTCTTGCCGCCCAGATATTTGGCAGCATACTGGATCTTTTCATTCACATTGAGCCACGGAACCAGTCGTGTGGTCACACTCAGGCCATCTGTCAGGCGGGCACGCTTCTATAGTTCGTATTGACAAACTTCCATGGCTGCGTCATCTGTGGTGTAATTCTCGTAATCTCCGCCCGATAAAATCTCAGTTCTACGACCGATCTTTTCAATGGATAACCGTGCATTGTACAGGTCATCAATATTGTTCGGGTCATTCACACAGATAAAAGCCATATTGTCGCAGTTATCTTCTGCCTTTTGAGCTTCGATCTCTTTGGTGGCTGGGATTTCGTCCACCAGTTTTGCCATAGCGTGACTCTGCTGTTGGCCCAAAAAGTAGATGCGGCCAGTATTCGGATTCCACTGGAGAACATAATAGCCACCAGCTTTGATGCAACCGGGGTCTTGAAGAACATCGTCACCGTCTGCATCTGTCAATGAGCGGTAGAGATAACTAGACTTTACAACGGGAGTGACTTCCTGTGTGTCATCCTTTTTCGTAACAGTCCTAAAGGTTATAACCACAGTCATCGCACCGCTTTTTACTGTACCATTTTTATTCAATTCGGCTGCAGCTACTGTCTGTGGCGCAACAAAAGAAATCTGACAAGAATTCTTCAGAGAAATATTGTTTGCCTCCGTAGTTTTATTTCCGTTTATTTTCGCAATATCAGATGTATCAACAGTCAAACTAAGTGTTTTTGAAGCTCCAGAGTATTGGGCCTTTCCGGCAACACCATCTGCCTCAATCGTTGCGCCAAACACTTCAACGCAGTTTCGGACAGCGGCATAATCTACCGTGGCCGATTCACCATCGTTGGTCACAAGCTTCTCGAATACTTCTGGATCAAGCACAGGCGGGTCGTCAAATCCACTGGGGATCTCACGACATACAAACACATCATCGTCAAAGTACATCTCAAACGGATAATACAGGTCACGCAATTCTGATAGAATATCCCAAACAGTCGAGCCAGTATCGTAATCCAAGTCGTGTGGAACAGTGCGGCTCCAATAGTCGATAGAATACTTCTTGAACTCTGTTTCGTCCCTCAGCACCGCCCAGATTGCATCACCGATACGTGTGCCTTTCTCAATGCGATGTGTGCCACCAACCAGCTGTCCACCCAGATCTCCATTGATACGAGAAACCAAGTCAACACAGCTGGCCTGCACAGTATTTTCTGTTGCGCTATATGTAAAGCCATTGGATGTAAATGTATAGCATCCTTCGTTGTACCAATAGATTTTTACACCATCAACATAAGAACTGTCAGCTGAATTGGAATAACTAAGGAACAGGTCGTTATACAGCTCATTCAGCGCGGTCTTTGTGTCAATCACTTCTGCCTGAATGTCGTGCATGGAATGTCCTGCAAACACACTGGTTTTTCCGTATGTCTCCCTTAATTCGTCCTCACTCTAACCGGCAATAGCAGAAACATCCACCTTACCGAGCGTCACTCCATTCAGAACCATACCCTCAACAGCGGCAATCATTCCATGGACATGCATTTTGTTGCCATATACGAAACTGTCAATACCGGATTTATCTACTTCAAGGATATTGGCAGGGGATAGACCGCCGCTCATTGCTTTTGCTTTTGTCGCCACAGCATTCAGATAAGTCCAGATATCATCCTCCACAAGCGGTACAAGTCCGTCCTTGGTTTGCAGCATCGGTGTAAATGCAATATAGGGCCCATCCTTACAAATTGGGTCATCACTTCCCAAAACCGTAGAGTAATCACCAAGTTTGGTGTACCACTCTTCGGCTTCTGCTGGGTCATCCGGTGGTGTGCCGTCATTGATCTGGTCAAAGAATGTATGATACTTTGAGATATTGGCTCGTGTCCATACAAGCACATCTCGATTCAGGTTGTCGATGTTGCCGTATTTTGCATAACCTCTCTCTGTGATATCCTGAATCAAGTCATCATAATTCTTTTCGGCGAGCTGGTAATCCGCATTTGCCTTGATCATCTCATCAATGCTCTTGGAGCCGCTGATTTTAGACATTCCTCTTCCTGACAGACCAATGAATACACGCACATTTTTACTGATCCAATCTTCTTCCGTCAGGCTGGAAATGCCGCTCTTCTTACCCAGATACAGGGTCACATTAAAGGTTCGCCGCACGTCAGACTCGGAGTCAATGGAGACAGAACCGTCGATCACAAGTCCTTCTAAGCTGTCGATCGTAAGAAAATCCTTGTTCAGCATATCAATGCGACAGTAGATATTAGACGAATGATTGTTCAATAGCGCCAGGTCTGCGTCAGTCGGAAGATATGTCATACGCTGCCTCCCGGCTGATAATCACTCAGCCCATTGTTATACATGTCGCTCTCACTCTCTGCGTCACCGAGCTCCACAAAATCGAATTCCAGTACGCCCTTGTCGTAGTGGTCAGAGCAGGAGATAGACACATTGCCATTGACACCCATCAGCCATCTACGGCCATCAAACATCTTCAACAGCTTTGCGCTGCCATTGGTCAGCCATTCGCTCAGTTCATCACGGAACGCATTACCGCCATTGATATCAAAGTCTTTCATTGTGTTATCAAAACGGATGCCGACACCAGAGAAGTGGCCGCTGTAGTAGTTGGCTTCACTGCCAGCAAACAGATACGGATACTTACTTCCCATCGTCTCAACAACTGTAGCAGAACGCACCTTCTCAACACTATCCACCTTCGGCTCAAGGAAGATATGATAGGTCTTATTGCCGTCAGTGATCACTGCACCGTCAAAGTCGCTCACAACGCTGGCCTTTGCGTAACCAAGCTCAATGCCATTTGCAACGGGAGCTACGGCGTACTCGTAATCCGTTTTACGGCCAATGGCATACAGGTCAGTATAATCGATCATCACATAGCCATCGTCAGCGCTGTACATGTAAAAATCATTGAAGTCTTTTGTCTCCAAATCCTGATTCTTTGTTGCCGATACCTCAACACGATAATATTTCATGTTGTTCAGGAAGGTCTCAGAGAACCACTCCTTATACTCGCTGGAACTTCTGAATTCGTCGGTCGATGCAAAATCACTCGATGCCTTGATGAACTTCCTGTCAGCGGTATATGCAATCAAACAGAACGCCTTATCCTCAGATTTGAACTGGAAAGAAAGAACTCGATCCTTGTCGATATAGTCCGAAGTCACCGCTTTATAGTTGCCCATCGGCTGACCAGTCGTTTTATTGATGTGCAGGTTCGACCAGCCCATCTTCATAATAACGTGGTTCATATCGATCTCTTCCTGATAAAGCGAAGTCCAGATGCCTGCGCCTTTCTTACGTCGCTTGATTCGCAGGGCATTTGCACCGCTGCTCCTTGTCAGGAAATACTGTGCGTGCATACTGATATTTGCCATACGGTAGTTGTTCTGCACGGTGAATTCTACATCATCCACATACTCTGGATAATCAGTTCGGAATGCCTGTAAACCGGTATCCAGCTGATAGCCGCCAACAGATTCTGCCGTCGCTCTCAGATAATACAGGGTATGGTTGTCGAGTCCATCGATCTGGAACCCCTTCAATGAGTCGCGGTAATAGTAGCTCACAGATTTTTTCAGCAGCTCGCGATTCGCATCATAAAGCCAGAACTCATAACGATTTACGGATTCACCCTCTGATACCTTGTACTTGTAAGAGAACTCAAAGGAATAAGAAGGGTAGGGGATAGTAGTCACACCAGAAGAGCTCAGGTCATTCAGTTTGACTGTCGGTTCCTCGTGGCAATAGAATAACAGCTTGTCCGAGTATTCAGAAAACAGATTTGTACCCTTCAGTCGGCAGCGAATAATCATATAGTACGGATCTTTGCGGTTCTCAAACGTGCCTGCCGGAATCGTAAAATATCGCGCCAGACCAGTACCACCGGCTGGGAATGTGCCAAACTTATACACGCCTTTTGAAAGCGTATCACCCTGCAAAATGCTGCCCGTCGGAGTATCGAAGACGATAAGAGCAATGATATCAATGTCTGCGTATGCGGCAAACTGAAATGTATGATCCTTTGTGGCATCAAATGCGCCGATTTTAGATAGAATTGGTTTCAAGTTATCACCTCCGAATTATCCTTCGATATATAGCAAAGCTCACCGTTGGTATTCACGGCCAGATTCAGTGCGACCAGAAAATTATCAACAGTGATTTCTGAAATCGTTTTATTGATATCTGATACGTTCGTTTTCAAGGTCGAGATGTTCGTATTCGCAGCCGAAATCTTGCGTGTTAAATCCTGATGATGGTTGGATTCAGCTGTTTTTGCGTCATCAAGGTCTGTCCTCAACGAAGTAATATCAGAAGCATTTTTCTCAATGTTACTTTTGTTGTCATATACTTGTTTCTTTGTGGCGGTATAGTCTTTGTTTGTAAAACC